AGATTGTCTTGGAACACGCAAGGCTTCGGCCGTTCACTACCAAAAGCGACATAGCACGGGCATTGGCAAACGAGATTGCTGTCTGTGCTTGTGACGGGCTGATCACTACAAGGGTTAGCGACACGACAATAGGCAACATCTGGATGATCACAGCAGACGGGCTTGAAGCACTTGAGTGGTTTCAGCAATGAAGCTGCTGATTGACACAGACATCCTGCTATTCAAAGCAGCAACCAGTGCAGAGGTAGAAGTGGATTGGGGGGAGGACGTCTTCAGTTTATGGACGGACCTCAAGAACGCCAAAAGCCACTTCCAGCAACAGGTTGATCAAATCATGGAAAAGACAGGCTCATCAGACTGTCTCTTCTGCCTATCAGACCCCAAGGGCAATTTCCGCAAGGACGTGGCCCCGTCATACAAAAGCGGGCGTAAGAAGACCCGCAAACCAGTCGGCTACGTCAAGCTGGTCGAATGGATCAAAGAAACCCATCCCACATATCAGCGCAATCTTTTGGAAGCTGACGACTGTATGGGAATCCTCGCAACGGCGCCCGAACATAAGGGCAAGTGCATCATCGTTTCAGACGACAAGGACATGCTCAGTATCCCCTCAGAACTATACAGGCCAACCAAAGACGAGCGTCTGACGGTCACTGAGGCTGAAGCTGACAGGTTCTTTCTGACACAGACGATGGTGGGTGACGTCACCGATTCGTATGCCGGAATCTATGGGGTTGGACCAAAGAAAGCCGAAGCAATCTTGGGCAATCGCCCCACTTGGGCAGCTGTGGAACAAGCGTTCATCAAGGCTGGCATGACCAGAGATGACGCCATCCAACAGGCCCGTTTGGCAAGGATACTGCGGTTTTCCGATTACGATTCTATGAAAGGAGAAGTCATATTATGGACCCCACCAAGCGCATCACCCACGAAGAATACATGAAGAAAATGTCGGAGCCGACGAAGCCGGACATGGTCAATGAACCGCCTCATTATTTGCAGGGTGATATCGAATGTATTGACGCGATTGAAGCAGCCTTGGGACCAGCCGGTTTCAGGGCTTTTTGCCGCGGAAACATCATGAAATACAACTGGCGGGCCGAACACAAGAACGGTGTCAAAGACATCGAGAAGGCCCGTTGGTACATCAACAAACTGATTGACAAAATGAGAACAAAAGCAGAACATCTGTTCCCCTTAGAGGAGGAAGAAAGGACACCATGAACCACAAGCACAACCAGCATTACGGACCATCACTCTCATTGTCGGAAGAGATTGATAGCCTGAAGTACAGACAGACTGGCGAAGACTTCTATTCCAAAGTCGTTCGCATTGCCGACACGCTCAAGGATACACCAGACCATTTTGAAGATTTCAAAGATGTACTTCGGAATATGCGGTTCTTACCAGCTGGACGTGTGCAGAACGCTATGGGAGCCGCAAGGCAGACCACGGCTTTCAACTGCTTTGTCAGTGGAAATGTAGAAGATTCAATGACTTCCATCATGCAGAGGGCGACCGAAGCCGCTGAAACAATGCGTCGAGGTGGCGGCATCGGCTACGATTTCAGTCGCCTTCGCCCCCGTGGAGATCGGATCAAATCGCTTGAAAGCATGAGCAGCGGTCCTGTTAGCTTCATGGGCATCTTTGATGCTGTTTGCCAGACAATCGCGTCAAGCGGCGCGAGACGTGGCGCACAAATGGCCGTTTTGAGGTGCGATCACCCCGACATCGAGCAGTTTATCTCTGCCAAACACAACAGCGACAAGCTGACCGGCTTCAACATCTCAATAGGCGTGACTGATGAGTTCATGCACCACCTAGATGCCAAGAGGCCGTTCCCGTTGAAGTACAACGGACAGGTTTACAAGGAAGTTGATCCAGTGGCCCTCTGGGACATGATCATGCGGTCGACTTGGGACTGGGCTGAACCAGGAATTTTGTTCATCGATCAGATCAACAACATGAACAATCTTTGGTATTGCGAAACCATCGAGGCGACAAATCCATGTGGTGAACAGCCACTTCCACCATACGGCGCCTGTCTTCTTGGGTCATTCAATCTGGTCAAGTATGTCGATGTGGACACCAAGACGTTTGACTATGAGCAGTACCAGAGCGACATCAGGACAGTGGTTCGGGCTATGGACAACGTCATCGACAAGACAACCTACCCACTACCCGAACAAGAGGTAGAAGCCAAATCCAAGAGGCGAATGGGGCTGGGCGTCACCGGTCTAGCAAACGCCGGAGAAATGCTTGGTTTTCCCTACGCTGGCCCAAAGTTCATGGATTTCACTGAGTCCGTTCTGATCAACCTCAGAAACATCAGCTATGACACTTCAGCTGACCTAGCCAAAGAGAAGGGGGCTTTCCCACTGTTTGATCGGGAGAAGTACCTAGAAGGCAAGTTCATCCAAACGCTCCCTTCAGAAACGCAGGACAAGATTGCCGAACATGGCATCCGAAACTCACATCTGACGTCAATCGCGCCAACTGGAACAATCAGCCTGACTGCCGACAACGTATCGTCGGGCATCGAGCCACCTTTCAGTCTTTACTATGACCGGACGATCCAACAGTTCGATGGTCATCAGATTGAGCGGGTGGAAGACTACGCCTACACTCAGGGCATCTCAGGCCGCACAGCGAACAGCATTAGCTGCGAAGAGCATCTGGCCGTCTTGTCTATGGCGTCACAGTATGTGGACAGCGCTGTCAGCAAGACTTGCAATGTGGGCGATGATGTTTCCTACGACGATTTCAAAGAACTATATCGTCAGGCTTGGCTCAACGGATGCAAAGGCATCACAACATTCAGAGCCGCTGGAAAACGCTATGGCATCCTGAACGAAGTCAAGCCAGCAGTGGCAACCAATGACAACCCAGAGCCGAAGGCGGAAGCGTGCTTCATTGACCCAGCAACCGGTCAAAGAGAGTGCGAATGAATGTTGAACTCATCGACAGCATGGGAACCGATTTGACAATCGTCAATTCGGCCCGTGTGTCTTTCGCCAAAGTCAGCGAAGAACTGGACGAGAAGGATGAACGCCTCATCCACTACCTAGCGGAACATGGGCATTGGTCACCCTTTGCCCATGCTTTCCTTCAATTTCGCATCAAGGCGCCGATATTCGTCGCAAGACAGCTGGTCAAACACCAGATCGGTTTGTCTTGGAACGAAGTCAGTCGGCGCTATGTCGACGAGCCGCCGGAGTTCTACAACCCAACGGTATGGCGCGGCAGACCGACGAACTCAAAGCAGGGTTCAGACGGCGAAGTTGAAGATCAGAATACCCCAAAGATGATCCTTGAACAGACCAACCTATTAGCCTTCAAGCACTACAACCGGCTGATAGAGCAGGGCGTAGCCCCTGAACAAGCAAGGATGATCCTACCCCAGACAATGATGACCGAATGGTTTTGGTCTGGGTCACTGCAAGCGTTTGCGAGGGTTTGCAACCAACGCCTCGACCACCACTCACAAGAGGAGACGCAGGACATCGCACGGCAGATACAGGAACACGCAGTAACAAAGTTCCCGATCAGCTGGATGGCCTTGAGTGACAAATAGCTTGCCCATTAGTGTGCCGAAGGAAAGGCACACGCATTGCCCCATCAGGTTTCTCTGGTGGGGCTTTTTTTTCTAACTGGAGGAGGGACGCCCAATGACACGGGACAGCGCATGGTTTGCGATGATTGAGAAGCTATATGGCAAGGAATACGCCGAAAAGCTGCTGCGGGAGCGTGAGGCTACAGAACCAGAAAGCGACAATGAAAGTGAAGACGCGAAATGATCAATATGTGATGTCATAAAGTTCAATGTCGCGTTTCGTTGTGCAGACAATAGAACCACCACGGTTTACCACGCCATAGGCAAACCCTCGATAGAGAACCTTCCAAGTGACCGATTTTCCGCCGTCATCAGCGTTCCCAGAACCAAGGTGAACACCTTCCATCAATACTTCAAGGCACTCTTTGCCTGTGATGTCGTGGAGTGTGGAACCTAGCTTCAGCATCCCTTGCGACCCAGCGTTTGCTGACGTGCCTGTTAATAAGACTGAAACAACAGCAGTTATCAAAATCTTCATGTTTTTCTCCATAGCATTTGTCTATCTCACTATGTCATAATCTTTTCATGAGTGATAATCAGTACATTACGCGCCGTGTGAATGGCTTTTTCTACAGCGAATTTGGAACATTAAAGTCAGTTGATGTAATTGACAGGTTCCTCGTGATAACCAACGAACATGGTCACGAGCGAAGAAAGTCCAAAGTCTACGCAAGTTGGACAACCAGTAAAACAAAGCTGGAGCAGCTGATTGACAAGCCTTTGATTACTCGTGCGCCAGCTGACAGTGCCTATAGCAGCAAACAATGGTTCAGTGATGCTATCGTGAATGAGTTCTACACGGCACGAAAAGTAGATGAAAACGGTGTGGTGACAGAAATCACTCATAGACTGCTTCAAGCACCAAAAGAGGGCGATGAACTAACTCGTGAACTGCTCTTTGAAGCAAGGATACAGAAGCAATATGCAGTCGAGAACGCACTGCGACTAGCCAAGTATGAGCGATACAGCCTTGAAGAAGACTTACAGGTTCTCAAAGAAGAAAGAGAGCAACTGTCAGCTACTGACAAGGAATCAGTCGATGAAGACACAGCTGATGTTCGCAAGGTAGTTGAACAATGGATCGCCCAAGATGCTGTCAGACCCTTCGGTGTCTTTGGATACGCTAGGAGCAGAGGTAAGAAACTAGCTCATATTGATAAGCAGTTTGCTATGCGCTACCGCTTCGATAGCACTAGGTCGAAACGGCTTGATGTCGCAGTCAAAGCCTACCTCGATAAGAACTACATCCTTGGTGACATCATTAGAGGTAATGAGGTGATTGAGTGTGCAATGGCGATTGCAAGACGACATGAAGACAACTCATGGATGATCAAGACTGTTCGTCCTTTGAAACAAACAGCCAGACATTATCAATTAGAGCGTGAGGTACTGGGGGACAACAAGGATGCACCTGAACCACTAGGGTTTTGGTATGATGTCTTCGACAAAGTTACAGCTGAATTAAGAGCCTAGAAATGCCTAGAGACCAAAGCCCACACTATAGGTACGGTCAATGGCCTCTAGGACTTTCATAATATCAGCAGCTGTTAACCTGATACAGGAACGTCACCACAGACATTAAGAATATAAGGTTATTTCAAAGGAAATACAAGGATCATGCCAACTTAGGCTTGTTCCTAAGTGTCGTGGTTTAACTTTGGACAACAAATGCAAACTACGACACTTATGAGGGGTACTTAAGAACTAAGACCCAAGACTTATGAGGCTTTGGTGCTACTACCTAATAACTAACTAAGAAAACCATAGACCACTAAGGTAACACCAATGATGGCAGCAGTGACTGTCGTAAACCAAACCCTTCTCCGGTTACGTTTGTTAACTGATGATGTCCTAGGTGAACTTAGGTGGGATGGTAGTTGCTGTAACAATGTACGTCTATGCCTGTCGATTAAGTCCCGATTTTAAACACAATCAAATGACCCCATCCAGACAAATTTCTCTAATGGCCTAATGTCTTGGCCTCATGACCATCCATAGGTCAACTGATTAGTGATCAGCTGCTGTTTAGTATGCAGTGATTACAGATACTTAGCGTATCCACCATAGAATTTAGGTTCCATACGCTAGCTTTTGCCACCCCAGTACCTTCAGATTTAATTGAATTTCAAAAAGTCGCTAAACCTTCGGCTTGTTGTTATT